AAAACCAATGACGCCCTCATCTCTTGATGTCGAAGGCTCTGAGGATGTAAAAATTGAGGTCGTAAATCCTGATGCTATCAGCATAGGAGATGAAGAAAGCGGCATGATAATTGATTTTACCGGGGAGATGACAGAGGAACTCACTGGCCCTGAGCATGACGCTAATTTAGCTGAGTTTATTGATGAGCCTGATTTGCAGGGATTGGCCTCTGAATTGATAGAAGATTTTATCTCTGATCGTCAGTCAAGAAAAGACTGGGCTAGGGCGTATGTCAAAGGTTTGGATCTTCTTGGCATGAAGATCGAAGAAAGAACACAGCCTTGGCAGGGAGCTTCAGGCGTGTTTCACCCAGTTCTCACAGAGGCAACGGTTAGGTTCCAAGCGCAGGCTATGGGTGAGATATTCCCAGCTTCTGGCCCAGTAAGAACAAAGCTTATTGGCAAGAAAGATTACGAAAAAGTAAAGCAAGCGCAACGAATCGAAAACGAAATGAATTATCTCTTAACAGAAGAGATGACAGAGTATCGTGACGAAACTGAACAAATGTTGTTCAGACTGCCTTTGGCCGGATCATCGTTCAAAAAAGTTTACTATGATCCAATCATGGAGCGTCCGTGTGCCATGTTTGTTCCAGCAGAGGACTTTGTGGTTTCTTATGGCGCTTCAGATTTAATGACATCTCCCCGTTACACCCATGTTATGAAAAAAACTCCGAATGAAATAGTTGAGCTTCAGGTTAATGGGTTTTATGTCGATGTCGATTTGCCTGATCCAGAGCCAGACTATTCAGACATCCAAGAAAAATACGATGAGATTGAGGGAGAAACCGCTGTTCTTGAAGAGGACGACAGGCACACCCTTTTGGAAATGCATGTTGATCTTCTTATGCCAGAGCCATTTGAAGATCCTGACGGTATTGCAAGGCCGTATATTGTCACCATAGACAAATCGTCTGAAACCGTCTTGTCAGTCAGGAGAAATTGGTATGAAGACGATCCTAAAAAGCGTAAGAGACAACACTTTGTTCACTATAGATACCTACCGGGACTTGGGTTTTATGGGACGGGTCTTATTCACCTTATTGGTGGTCTTGCTAAAAGTGCCACAAGCATTCTTCGTCAGCTTATTGATGCGGGTACGTTATCCAACCTCCCTGCTGGTCTTAAAGCTCGCGGATTGCGTATTAAAGGTGACGATTCGCCTCTCATGCCGGGTGAGTTCCGCGATGTGGACGTACCGGGTGGTGCAATTCGGGATTCGATTGCATTCCTTCCTTACAAGGAGCCATCATCGGTATTATACCAGTTGCTTGGAAACATCGTGGAAGAGGGGCGAAGGATTGGCTCCGTTGCTGATGTACAAGTTGGAAACCTCAACCCGCAAGCTCCGGTCGGAACTACGCTCGCGTTAATGGAGCGAAGTATGAAGGTTATGTCTGGTGTTCAGGCTCGCCTTCATCATGCTTTAAAAAACGAGTTAAGACTTCTAGCCAAAATTATTAAGGATTACATGCCACCAGAATACTCTTATGAGCAAGATGGTGACTTCAACAGGCAAAAAGATTTTGATGGTCGTATTGACGTAATACCCGTGTCTGACCCTAACGCAGCAACAATGGCGCAAAGGGTTGTGCAGTATCAGGCGGCTTTGCAGCTTGCTCAACAGGCACCCCAGCTTTATGACCTTGGAAAGCTACATCGTCAAATGCTTGAGGTTCTGGGCATTAAAGATGCTGAAGAAATTATTAAACTGCCAGACGATATAAAAGCAGCAGATCCTGTAAGTGAAAATATGTCCATGCTTAAACAAGAGCCAGTCAAGGCGTTTAAGTATCAGGATCACGAGGCTCACATTGCTGTACACTTGGCCGCAGCAGAAGATCCAAAGCTAAAAGAAATCGTAGCTCAGTCTCCATTTGCTGGCGCAATACAAGCGGCTCTTTCTGCTCACGTTACAGAACATGTTGCGTTTCAGTACAGGAAAGAAATAGAAAAGAACCTCGGCGTTGGTATGCCTGATGAAGAGACAGAGCTGCCAGAGGACATTGAGATTGAAATTAGTAGGCTGGCATCCGAAGCGGCTCAAAAGTTACTTCGTAAAGATCAAGCTGAAATGCAACAGAAAGAAGCAATGAAGCAACAACAAGATCCTTTAACTGTGATACAACAAAAAGAAATAGCTTTAAAAGAGGCTGAGTTTGCTCACAGAAAAGAAATGGATGTTGCTAAACTGCAATCTGACGTTCAGGCAAAAATGGCTAATCTTGAGTTACAAAAAGATCGTCTTGATTCTGAAGAGCAAAGAGAGGGTGCCAAACTTGGCGTTAAGTTGGCTACAGAGCTTGACCAATCAAGAAAAGATGATATTAGAGAAGGCACCAATATTGGTCTTGAAATAGCAAGGGAGCTAAGTAACAGAGATGGCGAACAATGATACAGTTTATTCACCAATCAAAGAAAAAATTAGAGAGTATTTAAATGTTCTCGCTGACCATATGGCCTGTGGTGGGTGCAAGTCCTTTGAAGAATACAGAGAGGCTGTGGGCAAAGTCGAGGCCCTCGCTGCCGTTGAAAGGGACATCATCGACCTTGAAGAAAGGTTCATTAACGACTAGGGCTTCCGGATTGCGGGGCTGTATAGTATATTGTAAATATTACTACTCACAGGGTTGTCCCTGCAAGGTACTGTGAACCTCGATCACTGCACAAGGAAAACAGATGTATTCTGCAAATAAAGAAGTCAACGAAAGCGTTGCAAATAAAATACCAGTACCCGCTGGGTACAAACTTTTGATTAAACCACTTGAGGTCAAAGAAAAAACAGACGCAGGCATTTATATGCCAGATGCACTGAAGAATGCGGAGCAAACCGCTTCAGACATTGGGTTTGTTGTAAAAGCTGGGCCGGATGCTTACCAAGACGAGTCTAAGTTTCCAAATGGCCCATATTGTGAAGAAGGTGATTTTGTTATCTTTCGATCTTACTCCGGCACAAGGTTTAAGATTGATAAACAAGAGTTCCGTCTTATCAATGATGACACAGTAGAGGCTGTTGTCGATGACCCAAGAGGATATGCAAGAGTATGAACCAGTCGCAAGCCTTGGCTCAGGAAGAAGAGCAAGAAAAAGTTACCGATAACTTTCAAGAAGTGGAAGATAGCGGTTTTGAGTTAGAGATTATTGAGGACACCCCTCAAGAGGAGAAACCTCGCCGTGCTGAAGGGGTTGAGCCAAACGTCCCAGATGATACGGAAATAGAGCAGTATAGTGATGGCGTTCAAAAGCGCATCAAGCAATTAAAGTTTGAATATCACGAAGAGCGCAGACGCAAAGAAGAAGCCTCAAAAATGCAAGATGAGGCGGTTAGCTATGCTAAAAAAGTTTATGAGGAGAACCAAAAACTTCGCAAGGCCTTGGAAGACGGCGAAGGTGTTTTGGTAGAGCAGGCCAAGGGTCGAGTAGACGCAGAACTTGATAAGGCAAAAATAGCCTATAAAGCTGCATACGAGACCGGAGACCCAGATGCTTTGATTGAAGCTCAAGAAAAGCTATCTAGCCTGCAAAATGAAAAATATCGTGTGGAGTCTTATAAGCCTCAAAAGCGTGAGGCTCCCAAGCCAGACCCTGTAGTGTCTAAGCCGTCAATCCCAACGCCAGATCAAAAGGCGCAGGAATGGAGTGCAAAAAATACTTGGTTTGGTGAAGATAGTGAAATGACGGGATACGCCTTTGGTGTCCATGAAAAACTTGTCAAACAAGGTATTGATACCAAAAGTGACAAGTATTATGCCGCCATCGATGAATCTATGCGTAAAACTTTCCCAGACAAGTTTGATGAGCAAATTGAGGAAGCACCTGTTCGTCAAACTGGTTCCGTGGTTGCCCCCCAAAGTCGGAGTGCAAAAAAACCACGCAGAGTGCAATTAACCTCAACACAAGTCTCACTCGCCAAAAGACTTGGCCTTACGGCAGAACAATATGCGGCGCAACTCTTGAAGGAGTCTTCAAATGTCTGATAGAAGCCCACGCACTAATGACACTCGCGCTACTGCGGAGCGTCCTAAAACTTGGAAACGTGCTGGTACGCTACCAACCCCCGAATCCCGCGATGGAATAAAATATCGTTGGATACGCACCTCAACTCTGGGTAATAGCGATAACACTAATGTTTCTTCTAAGTTTCGTGAAGGCTGGACGCCAGTCAAAGCTGAAGATCATCCTGAGCTACAAGTGTTGCCTGATATCGACTCTCGATTTCAAGGTAATGTTGAGGTTGGAGGATTGCTCTTATGCGAAAATTCAGCCGAATATGTAGAATCTCGCAGTCAAGCCCACAGGGAAATGAACAAGAATCAAATCGACTCTGTGGACAATAACTTTATGCGAAATTCTGATTCTCGTATGCCCGTTCTACCACCAGAACGAAGCACAAAAACAACCTTTGGCAAGTAACCTGAGCGGGAGCTTGCCGTAGATAACAAGGAGGGACAATCATGTCCGCTACTGCCGCTCCCTTTGGACTGCGCCCAGTAGGAAACCTCGGAGGTAACTATAACGGTTCCTTCCGTCAGTATCCTATTCTGAGTACAGAATCCACAGCGATTGTTTTTGGTGATGTCGTCAAGCTAACTGATGCTGGCGCAACCACCACAATCCAAAAAGATACTGGCACAACTTCTGCCACACCTATTGGTATCTTTATGGGCTGTCGCTACACAGACATCAGCACTGGTCAAACCCAGTTCAGCCAAGTTTGGTCTGGCGCTGCCCATACAAATGGTATGGTTTATGTTGCTGATGATCCGAATATCCTTTTCGCAATTCAAGCTGATGGAACCGTCAATGATGACGATCTCGCAGCTAACTGCGCTCTTGTACAAGGCACCGCAAACACCACTCTAGGTATTTCGCGCGTTTCTTTGGACATCAGCACAGCCGCAACAACTGCTGCTCTCCCGATTCGTGTCGTGGATTGGCTAGGCGGTTATGACGGTGATGAAAAGGGAACAGCATTTCCAATTATGTTATGCAAGTTTAATACTGGTCATCAACTCGGAATCGGTGTCGTTTCTGGCAACGCTCCATCAGCAGCTTAAGAAAGGGGTTGTAATATTATGGCTATTTCACGCGCACAGCTCCTTAAGGAGCTTCTACCCGGTCTAAACGCATTGTTTGGTCTTGAGTACGGAAAGTACGAAAACGAACATTCGGAGATCTATGAAACCGAAACTTCAGAGCGTAGCTTTGAGGAAGAGGTCAAACTTTCAGGCTTTGGTGCAGCACCAGTTAAGCAAGAGGGTTCACAGGTCTCATTTGACACGGCTCAAGAGTCTTTCACAGCTCGCTATAACCATGAGACCATTGCTATGGGCTTTTCGGTTACAGAAGAAGCTATGGAAGATAACCTGTATGACTCTTTGTCTGCTCGTTACACTAAAGCCCTTGCACGGGCAATGGCGTACACAAAGCAGGTCAAGGCAGCTTCATTGTTGAACACTGGTTTTGATACCTTTACATCTGGCGATGGCGAGTTTCTTTTTGACACTGACCACCCGACAGTTGCTGGCGGTAACAACGCTAACCGTCCAACAGTAGCCGCTGACTTGAATGAGACATCATTGGAAGATGCTGTTATCAACATTGCAGCTTTCGTTGACGAGCGTGGTCTTTTGATCGCAGCCCGCCCACGCAAGTTGATTGTACCGCCTGCATTGATGTTTGTTGCAACTCGTTTGCTCCAGACTGAAGGCCGCGTAGGTACTGCTGATAACGATCTGAACGCTATCCGTTCAAACGGTTCGATTCCAGAAGGTTACACTATCAATCACTATCTGACTGATACAGACGCCTTCTTTATCACAACCGATGTTCCAAACGGCATGAAGCATTTTGTTCGTACTCCAATGTCAACATCTATGGATGGTGACTTTGATACAGGCAATGTTCGCTACAAGGCCCGTGAGCGTTACAGCTTCGGTGTATCAGATCCATTGGGCATTTATGGCTCACCGGGTGCTTAATTAAATTAAGCTAATACTATTTGATTGGGCGGCTTCTTGGCCGCCCTTTCTTTTGCTATAATAAACGAAACCCTGACAGCCGCATCCTGTGGCTGACACTAGCCACGACAGGAGTGACTTAAATGGCTACTACTACTTTTACTGGAGCGGTACGCTCCAAAGGCGGATTTACCTCTGTAAGCCAAAACGCTACAACAGGTGCATTCTCCACTCTTTCAAGCATCAGCTCAACTGGTGTATCTTCCTTTGATGCAAACACAATGGCTGTAGAGGCTGGCACTGGTATTACTACTGGTACTGGAACGATTTATCGTACTTCTGTGCAGCGTGTGGGCGGTATCATTACAACTCGTATTCTTATTGACCTAACTGGTCTGCGTTCAACAGGATCTGGTGACATCATCGGTGTTAACGGTACAGCGCTTGTTTGTCACATTGGTCAGATTACTGCTGCTAAAAACGGCACAATCTTGACAGGCAGCATGGAATGTTTTGAGGCACCTGCTGGCGGTGATCCAGACATTAACATTCACTCTGCCACAGAAGGCACAGGTGTTGAGGATGGGGCAATCGGTGACTTGACAGAAACACTTCTTGTCAATGCTGGTGACGCAACGCTTGGAAGTAAAGTTTACTTCTCTGCCGTCCCCGCTGCCGATCAGTTTTTGTATTTAACAACAGGCGCAGCTACAGACGCTGATTACTCTGCTGGCAAACTCTTTATTGAATTGATGGGCTACGAAGCCTAATAATGAGAGGGGTTAATCCCCCTCTCCTTTTTATAAGGAGATTGAAATGGCAAGATCAGACGTAAAGGTTCAACTCATTAGCGATGAGGTGGCGGCAGACGATGATTTCATTGTTGTGGCAGCTAGACCAAACACGGCAGCAACCCTAGCAAATTCGTCTTTTGCATCTGGAGGCGCAAGGCTTCTTGGTGTTACCACAACAGGCACTGGTGACAACGCTAAAACTAATACCATTGTTGGCACAGACGTTTTTGATAATGCGCTCACTGAAGTAATAGTTTCAACGGGTTCAGCCGAACAGGTTGATGGAACGAAGTTTTTTAAAACAGTAACTTCTATTACAAGCTCTGCACAATTCGCGGCAAACATAAAAATAGGCTCTCTCGCCTCTGCCGCGCAGGCTGTTTTTGGCGGTCGAGTTAGGTTAAAAGGATATTCAATCGTTTCAGGTGGTACTGCTGGTGTAATTGAGTTTATTAACGGCACTCCTGAAGATGGAGCTGTTTTATTTAAAGCCAGAACCATTGGAACTGACAACACAACGCTAGATAACACAATCCCAGAAGATGGCATTGTTTTTGAGAATGGGCTTTCTATCAAGTACACAGTGGGTACTATTGATATGATGAATATTTTCTATGCCTAGGAAAAAAGAAACACCGATCAGAACATCGGTTAAGTCCGGTAATTTTCGCGCCACTAAAAAGGGCGCGGGGATGACCTCTAAGGGCGTCAAGGCGTACAGGGCTGCAAACCCCGGAAGCAAGTTAAAGACTGCCGTCACAGGCAAGGTAAAGCCGGGTAGCGCGTCCGCTAAGAGGCGTAAGTCATTCTGTGCAAGATCAGCAGGACAAATGAAAAGGTTTCCTAGCGCTGCTAAAAATCCAAATAGCAGACTAAGGCAAGCGAGAAAACGGTGGAAGTGCTAATGAAACTTGAGCAACAACAAGTTCAGGAACTCACTGTAGAGCAAGTTATGGCTGAGTTAGTAAAGCATGAGGCTGAGTGTAATCTGCGTTATCAGCGCATTGAAGAGCGTCTTGAGGATCAAAGAGGCCATATGTGCAAGCTTGATCAACGTCTTTGGTGGATTGTTGGTTTGGTTATAATTGCGCCTTTCTTACAAAGGCTACTCTAATGACAATTTCAAGAGCTTCTATGGGGAAGCAGTTAAAGGGTAATAAGATGAAAAAGAAAAAAGTCAAAAAAATGATTGGTGGCGGCAAGCTGCTTGGATCTATAAGCCCTTTAGCTGGAGCGATTTCTGGCAAGGGAATTTTTGGTCGAGCATTTGGCAAGGGAGGCAAAAATCTTGGATCTTTTAGCCCCTTGGCCCAACTACTTAAAAGTAAAGATGGTAAAAAAGTAGTTGGAATGATGAAGTCCTCTTCTCAACAAGCGGATAAAAAGAAAAATCCTATGGGTGATCCGGGTGAGTTTGCCCCCGCAACACCAATGAAGGTTGGCGGTTCTGTGAAGCGTAAGCGTTCAATTGACGGCATTGCACAGCGCGGAAGAACAAGGGCTAAGTA